TTAAAATTATGTACACCTTCCAAAAGTTCTTTTTTGAAAGAAGTGCACATTGCTTGTGATATAGCCATTATAGCCTCCTTATAATTTCAGCCATTTTACAATGACCTTGTTTTTTTAAAAGACCTGCTACTGTGCTTCTGTCACTAGCTATAGCTTGTCTCATGTACAATAAAACGACTTCTTCAATGCTGTCTTTAAAAGCTCTAGCTTGAGCTTGTACTAAAGGATCAGCGTTATCGCTAACTTGAACTAAGCGTTCCATTATTCTTTCAGTCCAATATTCTGGACTTAATCCTGTGTTTTGTGTGGTTTTTACAGCCACATCTCCCACTTTTATTTCATACATTATGCTTGTGGTGTCCTTCTAATTTCATCATATCTAAATTGATCTCTTGTAGATTTAGCTTCTGCTAGGTTTTTCATTTGAGCTAACGCTTCTTGAAACCTTTGTTCATATAAACCAACAGATTCATAATTCTTTAAGTATATCATAGCTTCTACAAGACTACCATACAAAAGAGCATTCGGTGCGTTAGTAGAAAGCCATGTTGTACCGCTATCTCCAGCTACTGTAAGTGAATTAGGTCTATAAAAATAATGTAGTTCAAAACTAAAATTACTACTAGGTGTAGGAGCCAATATAAAAGAAGCTTGATCAAACTCAGCGTAATACTTTGGTGTTCCTGTAGTTGCTATAGAAGGAGTAAAATCTCTTATAAAACTTACATGTTTTAATTTTAAAAATGTATATTTACTATCAGAATCTATTACAGCTAAACTAAACGGAGCTAAAAAATCTGTAGGCATACTTAGATATGTGTTTGATGATGTGCCCGTTCCTGTTACGTTTTTTCTAAACTGATCAAGTTCTACACCTTTTAAAATTCTTTCTTCAGATCCTTCAATGAAGTCATTAAGGTGTGTAACAAAAGTGCTTTCTGTACTTTCTGAAAAATCTTGTATAGCTGTTTTTAAAGATGAATATGTCCAACTCATGTCATGATCCTGTGGTTATAGTTACGCTACCTAATCCAGAAGTTATTTTATCACTACGAAAACTTGAACCAATGACATCGTTGTGAGAAACAAAAGTAGAAGGGGAACTCACTCCATTCGCCACACTGTTTTCTGTTTTAACTACTCCGTTCCCAGCAGTTGGTGCAACCTCTGTAACTCTTGGGTTTTTAAGTGCTTCTGGATCTACAGGTGGGGTTATAGGTTCTATTTGTGGAGCTTTAGGTTCATAACAATCTCTACATACTTTTAAACCTTGCCATTCTTCTCTAAGTTCTAGATAAGGGTAAACAAAACCACATCTATCACATTGAGCTTTTGAATATTTTCCCAGAGCGTATGCCATTAGTAATAACTCCTTCTAGGTACAAGATGCAAAGAAACTTTTGTTCTGTCTTCGTCTGCAGCTAATTTAAAATCTTGCTCATATTGTTGTTTTAACATAGGAGCTTTTTCAGGGTTTTTCTTCATAGCAAGATAATATGCTAAACCACTCACCATACAAGGCATAAACCTTGAAGGTATATCGGGGTCTTGGTTAGAAGCTGTTACGTCATCTATCCTAGTAACTCTGTTAGTTATTAAAGTATATGTTGCGACAGTATCTGGTGTTGGCCAAATGTTAAGCACTGGTGTAGTGGCTCTGTCTAAAAAATATTGTGTGGGTCTACCTGTGCTGGTTTTATCAGGTATGTTTAAATATTCTGTTCTACCTATCCTATTCAGTTGTAAATCAGTTGTACTACCTGATATAGTTTGCCTCACTACAGCAGAAACAATATCTACGTCGTGAGCATTTAAAGTATATTGGTTTGTGCCTGCTGTGAGAGTTAAACTTACTTGATCTATTGTCCATAAGTTTACACCTCTATTAGACCAATCGGCGAACATAATATTTAATGATCGCCGAGCAGTCTCTGCATCATAGCCTGTCCTAAGTTCTAACCCTGCTAGTTCAAATGCCTCTTCAATAGTATCAGCAATATTTAAACTAAAAGTTTTAGTACCCGAAGTAGCCATTAATCATAGTCCTTTGTACAATGTAGAACTATAAGGTAGGTGTCTCCTGAACTTGACCCAGTGGTTGTGAGTAGCATGTCACCATTTTTACCACTGCCTGAAGTATTTTGTAATCCACCAAAAGGTGAAAAATCTAAAATACCATCAGCACTTGGGTTTAGTTCCATACACAAAGTGTTAGTGGTTGCGTTCCAAAGTAATCCTATTTTAGTAAAACCTAATATAGAGTAATAAACTTTTTTAAGTTTTACACCTGTACATGCTGCTCCGTCACTTTTACGTGCGGTAAGAGCACTTACGTCTACTTTAGCAACAGCACTTTCTCCGCTGCCATCACTTACGTTGGTTAGCTGAACTATAAAGTCTTTATCACCGTCAAGAACAGTTGTGGAAGTTACTGCATCAGCCATAATCTACCTCCTGTTTATGCGTCAGCAAATGGAGTTGCTAAAGTTCCTGAGCCTATAAGTACACCTTCGATACCATATACATTAGCAGCTATGATGGTTGCTGTAATAACACTTCCTGCTATTCCGCCTTTAGTAGAACCATTAAGAGTAATAACATCATTACTTGCTCCAGGTATAAATGTTTTACCCGCATCAGCTGATTTACCTGTGTAAATACCACCGATAAACTTATCAGTGCCGTCAGTTAAGATGTCTAAATCTGTTGCTGCTGTTTGTATAAAGAAAAAGAAAGAAGCACCAATGTTATTAGCCTGAGTAGGGTCTGTCGGGTCGGTTGGTGTTGTTGCATTGATTGAAGGTAAAGTAAATTTACCATCAGCGTCATTACAAGCTAATATTTTTCCTGCATGAGCGTCTACTGTTAAAGTTGTGTCTGCTGTTAAGCTGACAGTAGCATTCGCACCTGCTGTTATAAATCCAGAAAGTGATTTTACTGGTCCTGAAAATGTTGATTTCGCCATATTAAGTCTCCTTAATTAAATCTATCGTCTTGGCTTGTCTGCTAGGGCAGTCGATAGATAGTTGTAAAATTCCCTAGTTCTTTTGTCATTCTAGCTTATCTACATCAAAAAAGAAAGGGAGCCGAAGCTCCCTTTCCTAATTAACGTAATCGGTTACGCTCCTTTAGATCCGTAGATCCCACGAAAGTCACTAAAACCAAAAGAATATCTTTCTCTAGCTTTGTACCTTACGTTACCAGTTTCGAAGTCTCCTTCCATACCAGTTGTCATTGGCGCTCTTTCAAAGTGCTTTAGACCGTTAGGTGCATCAGTTTTGATAAAGAAAGCATCAGTATCGGTAAGATAGTGATTTACAACATAACCCTCTGGCAACATTCCCATGTTTTTCATTGCGTTGATGTCGTTGTCTGATGTACTCACTCTTCCAGGGGAGTTTAATACCCTGTCTGCAACAAATTGCAGTTGTGGTGGGATGATCAGCTTTCTAGCTTGAACATTAATTTTGATTCCTCTTTCGTCTTTAAACTGAGAGATATCAATCATAGCGTTCTCTAACGAAGTTTCGTTTAAATCAGCGTCAGTACTTGGTTCATTCGCTTGATTACCACCAGTTATAGTAGGGTGGTCTGTAGCGAATAGTTCTTTTCCGTCTCCTCCAGGGAAACTAGAATTGAAACCATTATTAAGTACGTTTGCAGCTTTTACTTGCTTCGTGCTTGCCATAGATCTAGCTAGAGCTCTTGTGTATCTAGAAGAAAGAGTATCGTAGAGATTATCTTCGATAGCTTCTTCTGTCAACGAAAAGGCTAAAGCTATTGTTTCATGCGTATAACGAGATGTGAAAGTTTCTTGTGCTGAATCATAAGTTACTGCCTCACCTTCTCCTTTTGTTGGAGCTTGTGCGAACCCTGATAACATCACTTCTTCCTCAAACGCTCTATCAGAAGTTTCTGTGTCGAAAATTTCTGAGTGCTCGTTCTCGTACCTATTATACTCAAGACCAAAGAGTGCATTTAATCCTGGCTCGAGTTCTTTTACTAATTGTGCTCTGTTAATTGCCATTATTATTCACCTTTAGTTGCTGCCAAATACAGAAGTAGGGAACATTACATGCACTCTAGCGTATTGACCAATAGAGTTATCGGGTCTGTCAACAAACCCTACTACTGTCGCAATACCACTAGAAGTTGTAGTTGTTACACCTTCTTTTGATCGACCTGTGTTAGAATCACCTGCAGTTGTCGAAATCGTATTAGTTGTTCCGATAGACGCTTGTGTAGGAGTCCCAGTAGACTGAGCCTCATAAACAATATCTGGATCGGAATAAACATACGCTTTCGCATTTGCAGTACCTAATGTGACGGTATCAGCTGTCCATACTTTTGAA